TTATGTATTTTATATACGTTTTTACTGTGTATTAAATGTTTTTCATAATTACCAAAATAATCTTCTGTTTCTCCAGAGCCACTTAAAATAAATTTTACATCTGGATATTGGCTTGAAAGTTTTACAAAATACATATTAGCATCAAAGAAATAAGGCTCTGTGCTGGTATAGATTAAAAATACTGTGTTTGGTAAATTAAAATTTACACACTCTGATATCTTTTCATCTATCAATTTGCCAAAATCTGACAAAGTAAATTTTTCTCCTGCTGATTCATAAGATATAGGAAAACTTTGAAAGTCAATAGGAAAAATATTAATTGCATCATCAGGTACACTACCTGATAAATTATGTATTACATTGAACTCGTATTCACTTGTATCTATATTTCGTGTATCTTGTAACTGACAAAGAACTTCCAAAGGCAATGGTTCTCTGCCTAACCAACCTATTTCGTTATGCTTCCTTATAACTTCATCCTCAAATTGAAATCCGTTATGCAAATATACTATATTAATCTTTGTCATATAAATCCTGGCGGAAAGGGAGGGATTCGAACCCTCGGTACAGTTACCCGTACTCTTCCTTAGCAGGGAAGTGCTTTAAGCCGCTCAGCCACCTTTCCTTTCCAATATTTATTAGTATTAAATGCTACGTTAATTTATTACTGATAATAATTTAAAAACTGATAAATAGTAACATGCCAAGATTAAGTTTATGGAATCCAACTAAAACAAATGACTACGAGTTCATTGATAGAGTCGTGGGCGAGCATATTTTCGCTGGTGGAACTGGTGTACATATACACAAATATTTAGGAATACAAGATACTCCTAATGAATTTGACCCTACAAGACCCTCAAGTGGTTCTGGTAGTGGTGATGAAGTTTTTATACAAGACTTACTATTTTTAGAAAACAGAGATAGAAAGTATAGTAAAGATATTTACGAACTACGAGGTCAATATAATTTAGGCGATAATGATGCATTTGATCTTACACAATTTGGAATGTTTTTAGCAAACGATACGTTGTTTATGAACTTCCATACAGAAAGTATGGTAGAAGCAGTAGGCAGACGATTAATGCCTGGCGACGTTTTAGAACTTCCTCATTTACGAGATGATTTACTATTAGGTAGTGACGAAGCGATAAACAGATTTTATGTAGTTACAGATGCTAATAGACCAGCAGAAGGTTATGATCCACGTTGGTGGTCACATTTATGGAGAGTTAAATTAGGTCCAATTACTGATTCACAAGAGTACAGAGATATACTTGGTAGTGGTGAGGAAGAAGGAGATTTAAGAAACTTAATTAGCACTTATGCAGAAGAAATTAAAATAAGTGATGCTATATTAGAACAAGCAGAACGTGATGTTCCATTTGATCCACAATATAGAAAAACAGGTCATTTATATATGGATGATACTGTGCCAGATAAACCTGCACCAGGATTGGATTTTGGTGGTGCAGATGGTAATCCTATAAATGGGTCAAGTATTGTTGGAAGTGGAGCAACATTCCCAACTAGTGGAACAAGTGATGGTGATTACTTCTTAAGAACAGACTTTAGTCCACACAGATTATTTAAAAAGTCAGGAACACGTTGGTTAAATGTAGGTTCAGATATGACAGGTTCATGGAGTGCCGCAAACAGAATACTGAAAGGGTTCATTAATAATGACTCAACCTTTATAGGTGATAATGGCGAAGAAATTAAAGAGAAGGTAAATTTAAGTAAAATTGTAAAACCTAAAACGGATAATTAAAAATGAAATTTAATGAAATACAAAACTTACAAGAAAACCAAGCACAAATAAAACAGTTGCAGGATAGGGAAGATGCCATAACTAGTGCATTAGGACAAGCAAAAGAGATCAATAAAACTATGAAACGTGATGATACTCATATTAATATACTTTCTCAATTAGGCGGCCTTGCAGATGATGTTGGTTTGGAATTAGACTCTTATCAGGAATCAAAAGTTTTACAACTTCATAACCAATTAGAAAGTGCATGTTATGAATTAGAAGAAGTTTTTGAAGACGCACTACGAGATATTCGAAATAGATTAGAAGAGCTAGGAGTGGAATACTAAACAATGGCAGGTAAGAACCTAGATTACTGGTATGATGAACAGATTAAAAGATACCTTATACAAATTATAAGAATCTTTTCAAACTTTCAGACAAGAGAGTACACCAAAAGTGGTGTCAAATATAATCGTGTACCTGCAAGATATGGCGACGCAAACAGAATGGTTGCCGCGATATTGCGTAAAAATTCAGAAAACGTAATTAATAGTGCACCTTTTATCAGTATAACAATACAAAGTTTACAACCTGCTAGGGATAGAACACATGAACCTTTTTTAGTAGATACAACACAGGTTGCAGAAAGAGAATTCGATAAAGAAACACAAACCTATCAAAGTGACCAAGGCAACCTATTTACAACACAAAGATATATGCCTGTTCCATATAATATGACTATACAAATGGATTTATGGTCAAATAATACAGATACAAAATTACAAGTTTTAGAACAAATATTTGTACTATTTAATCCTAGCATACAATTACAATCAAATACAAACCCTTTAGACTGGACTAGTGTATTTGAAGTTGAGCTAACAGATATAGCATGGAGTAATAGAAGTGTTCCTGTTGGTACAGACGAAACTATAGACATATCAACACTAACATTTGCTGTACCTATTTGGATTAGTCCACCAGCAAAAGTTAAAAAGCAATCTATTATTCAACGTATAATAGCAAATATACATAGTGTAAGTAGTATTGCTGACTTAGGGTATGATGAAGATTATGCAGACTTTTTTGGCGATATAGAGGATACTGCAGAAGTTGTTGTTACTCCTGGCATGTATAGTGTAAGAGTTAGTGGTGCTTCAGCAGTATTAATTAACGAGCAAGGCGTTGCAGTACCATGGACTGATATTACAGACATGCAAGGTGATATTAGAACAACAAGTTTACTTAAATTAAATACAAGTAATGACACAAATAACTTTTTAGGTGAAGTAATTGGTACTATATCAGTTGATACTACAACACCCTCAAATTTAATTTTTAATTTAGATACAGATACACTTCCTACAGACACAATAAATGATGTAGATAAAATTATAGATCCTAGAGAAAATTATCCTGGAGACGGCTCATTGGCGGCCGCATCTAACGGACAAAGATATCTTATTACAGAAACAATTTCAGCAACTGGATACCCAAACTGGAATTTAGATGCATCAGAAAATGACATAATAGAATATAATGGAAGTGCTTGGGTAGTTTCATTTGACGCAAGTTCACAAACAGGCAACACCCATTATATGCACAATACATTTACATCCAAACAATATCAATGGACTGGTACTCAATGGATAAGTAGTTACGAAGGAGAGTACAAACCAGGATATTGGAGGCTTGTATTATAAATGAAAACAACTACTGCCGCAGGTGTGGTATTTCTTGCTAAAGACACAGGAAGATGTATGTTGCAACTCAGAGAGGGCAACAAACGATTTAATCATACCTGGGGGTTTTGGGGAGGAATAATTGAAAGGGGAGAAACACCCTATGAATGCATCACTAGAGAACTTGAAGAAGAAATAGGATTTGTTCCCGAACTTCAAAAACTTAATCCTATAGATGTTTACCAAAGTAAAGATAAAAATTTTTATTATTACAGTTTTGTATATGTGGTAGACAACGAATTTCAACCCCCAAAATTAAACGGTGAAAGTGCCGGCTATGCCTGGGTAGATATTGGACAATGGCCTAAACCATTACACAATGGAGCAAAAGTTACTCTCTACAAAAATGGTGGCACTGAAAAACTGCACACTATTCTACAAATTAATTCCTGATAAATATTACGCATGAGCAAAGGCGAAATTATAGATTTTGTAGTCTTGCGAATACAGAACGACTTAGATATATTTCAGCGAAGTAAAACTATTCCACATACATTATTAGAAGGCACATACGATATAGAAGAAATAAAAAGTGTCTATTATGATAGTCTGTCTCCAAAGCACCAAAAAATTGCTGATAGATTATATAAAGAGTATAATGAAAAAATAGATGAAAATTTAGATTCGTTGAAACAGGCAATGAAAAGAGATTATGCTAGAGTAGTAAAAAATATGTCTACTGAGCATGAGAGTTTTAGGTTTAAACAAATAATGAACTCGTATAGGCCTGGTATGAATCCAATAAGAGCTCTGTATTATCAGACACGTGATGTGATCAGGAGATATAATCCTGAGCACCCGTACCACTATTGGTTAATTGACCTTGTCACAGATATGGAATTTAATAATATAATTTTAGATGCTTTAAGAAAAGATACAGGCAAATTAGAACGTATTATAAAAAGGTACTATTTTCCACTTATTAAAAACAGTGAAGGTGTGCCATTAGAGTTATTTCATGCTAAACAGCAACTTAAGGATTTCAGACATTACTACCAATTTTTTAGAAGTGTAAAAGATTGGACTCCGGATGAATAATTAATAAATTTTTCTTAAACAAAAATCAAAAGGATCTACAGTTTTTAATTCTAAAGGTGTATTATCTATCATTGTTCCTTTGATATGATTATTAGTTTTTTTAGATATAGATTTTAATCTAAAAGACTTCTTTGTTTTACCACCTTCATCATTTAAAAACCAAACTTCAAGTAGATACTCTTCTTTTATCAATTCATTCCATTTGTTTTTTAAGTAATTAAACATAGTGTTATTTAGTTGTTTTACGTTCTACACCGTCCCAATCGCCTTGTGGCATAGGCTGTTTTATACGTTCTGCATATAAATCAGTCAATGTTTTATTCCAATCATGTTCTCTCATTACCTCTAACTGATGAGCACACTCGGCCCATTCTCTGTTTTGATATGCATCAACCATTCTGTTTATTACTCTTACTTGTTTTACATCTTTTAGTATAGTATATATTGTTACAGGTGCTGTTTGTCCTTTTACTGCAATTTTATCTAGCATAACTAAACCTGAAGGTTGTTTAATTTGTTTTAATGTATGCTCTGTAAACATAAAAAATACACCATACTCTTTTGTTTGTGCTTCTAAACGGGCCGCCAAATTTACACTATCTCCTAATACAGTATAATCAAAACGTTGATTACTTCCCATGTTACCTACAACTGCATCACCTGTGTTTATACCTATACCAACTCCTAACTCCATTAACCCATCTG